AGACCATGTTCAAGGCCTTTACCACCGTTAATAAGGCCTCGGGGTATAATGTCAATCAGATGAAATCAGAAACCGGTATTAACGTAGCTAAAGGGAGCAAAGTAGCGGAAGGCCTGGAAAAGCAGGAAACTGGTGGTACTATTCAAGGACGGAAGCTTATAGCCCATGACAAAGCGAGAATAGGAGGTAGCAGCGCAAAGAGATTAAAAAGGCGGCATCAGTTTAAGAACATAAGTATTGCAAGGCCTGGTAGAAAGGTTCCAGGAGGTAAGTATATACTAATCAAGTCAGGTGGGCGTGGTACGGTGTTTCTCATTAAAAAATTAAAGGCCTCGAGGCGGCTTACTCCCATATACTCATACCGGCAATCACGGAATTCCCCTGTTCCCAAAAACCCTTTCATGTCAGTAGCCGCGAATATGGCCCGGGCTAAAATGCCTGAATTCTATAAAAAGAATGCGGAATACCAATTTAACAGAGCACTGAAATGAGTTGGGAAGATAAATTAAACAACATCCGCTTTCGCATCAACACCGGTGACGGGCGATCTTTCAACCCTTTATGGATTAATGGGGAATCCAGTGTGGAGTTCAATACCAAAAAGTATGAATTCATAGATGTGAAGGGATCCATGATCGAGCGAAAGCAACCCATGGCCACCAAATACCCTTTGACATTCTATTTCCAGGGGGAGGATAATGTTGAGCAGGCCAGTTCATTTTTAAAGAGCGCCGCGGATCCCCGCCCATGGGAAGTGATTCATCCCTTTTATGGTGCCATTCTGGGCCAACCCCTTTCTATCGGGCGCGTGGATGATTCCTACAACGTGACCAAGTTTGTTGTGGATTTCTGGGAAACCATCACGGAAGATTATCCGAATACCAGTGTATCCGCCAAGGATATCATATCCAGTAAGGTTGAGGTAGTCAACACCCTGGGGATAGCCAATTATGAAGCAGGGGCAAAGCCGGTTGCAGCTGATATCTCCACCATCAAGGAAAATAGTACGGATATAGCGGCCAAGTTTGACAGGATCCAGACTCAGGATACTTTCACCACCTATAAGAATGCGGTTTCCCAGGCTGTCAAATCAGCTGATAACCTGATAGCTTCCCCCGGGGAGGTGATATCGGCCAACCAGGCGCTGATCATGCTGCCCAGCACATATGATATCCCGGTAGTAAAGCGGATCAATGCCATCTACCTGGCATACCTGGAATTAAAAGCCGTGATCACCGGCCGGAATGATAAATATTACTTTGAATCCCAGGCGGCCACCGCTATTGCAGCCCTGTCCCAGGCCTCCGTAAACCCCCAGGAGGAAGATTACATTTCCCGGGACCAGGTAAACCAAAGTAGTGAAGTAGTACTCCTGGCATACCAGGATTACCTGGACACCATAGACCTGGCCCAGGTGGACCGGTACGACACAGAAAATGAATGGGCCCCGGATCCGAGACTGCAGCAAGCTCTATATGACCTGGTAACGGACACCATAGGTAATTTATACCAGCTGGCCTTTGGCGCAAAGCAGGAACGTATTGTGGAGGTCCCGGAGGACACAAACCTTTTCCTGCTTACTCACAGGTATATGGGTCTGGATGCCGATGATAAGAACCTGGAAACCTTCCGCGCCATCAACAACATCAGGAACAATGAGCTCTTCAGGATCCGAAAGGGAAGGAAGATCAAATACTTCGTTTAATGCAACTGAAAATCAATGGCACTGATTTCCTTTTTTTCAATGACTATTCCCTGGCATTGAAGCTGGATGCCGTTGCCTCCATATTTTCCTTCACGCTACGATTTAATCCTGATAACCCGCAGCACCGCTCCATTCTTAAACCACTTTCCTATCCCAAGGTTGAAATCTTTGAGGATGATGGTACCCTACGGATCACCGGTAATATAGTGAGCCATACATTTGTCTCGGATAAGGACCCTAACCTGGTGACGGTTTCCGGATATTCCAAAGGGGGGATCCTGGAGGATTGTAACATTCCTCTTTCTTCTTACCCCCTGGAAAGCCTTAGCCGCTCCCTGCAGGATATCGCCCGCCGCTTATTAAGCCCTTTTTCCCTTAACCTGGTGATTGATCCGGGAGTGGCCAGCGTAGTGAACGGCATATATGAAAAGACAGTTGCCGAGCCCGGGGAAACCATTGCCGGGTACCTCGCCAAGCTGGCCTCCCAGCGCAACGTTGTACTAAGCCATGATGCCAGGGGAAATGTGGTGCTATTCCGTCCAGATACCAAAGCGGCACCGGTATTCTTTTTCAATAAGACAACTGCCCAGAAGTTTCAATTCCAGATTAATGGTCAGGCCCTGCACAGTGAGATTGCCGTACTTCGCCAACCATCGGAAGAGGATGCTGAGGTCTCCCTATCTGATAAGACCACCAATCCCTTGGTAGGGATTTACAGATCCGGGGTATTCGTGCTGTCCTCCGGAAAAGAAACGGACACAAAGAAGGCCGCGGATAATAAAATGGCATCCCAGCTGGCCGCTATCTCACTTACTGTTACCGTGGAAAAGGAAATAACGATTGCCCCTGGTAATATTGTTGAGGTCCAGAATCCTGAAATATACCTGTACAACCGTAGCCGGTTCATGGTATCCCAGGTTACCCGGGTAAAATCCGAGAAAGGGACTACAACTACCATTTCCCTGGTCCTTCCGGAAACATACACCGGCGCCCAGCCTAAAAACATATTCGCATGATATCCTACGCCAAGATAAAGAGCACCCTCATAGAGAAAAGCCGCAGGATCCTGAAGGTGGTGGAATTCGGCCCCAAGACAGCCATTGAGGTAGCCCCCTTTGGGGAAGATGGCAACCCCCTGAAAGACATGGTGGCCATCTATTCTAAAACTACCGAGGCCGGCGAACGGGTGATCCTGGGATACATCAATAAAAACCAGATTTCCCAGCCAGGTGAAAAGCGGATTTACAGCCTTACCCCGGAAGGGGCTGTTTCCTTTTCCATACACTTGAAAGGCGATGGCACCTGTGAGATTGGCGGCGACGTCGATAATATGGTTCGCTTCCAGGCCCTGGACACTGCTTTAAAGGCCCAGGATAATCTTATCAATGCTGAACTGGCCAAGATTGCCATTGCCATAGGATCCCTTGGGGGAAGCTATGTAGTTGCTCCCGTATCCACCGACATTTCCGCCTCAAAGATCGAAGAGGTCAAGTCCTCATAACCGAATTTTTTTGATTTGATACTAAGTAGTTTTGGTCATTCCAGCGCCGCTATGACCGACACTACCATCACCCTTTATGTAGGCTCCAAGAGCACCGCCCGTGAGAAAATAGAGGCCATTGACGCCCTGATCGATGCCATGATGTTGCGTATCACAGAAGCCTCTGCAGGGCAGCATGCAACCGTGGATGAATACTGGATGGATGACGGCCAGATGAAGGTCCGCACCAAGTACAGGAGCATCGCAGATATTGAGAAGGGGATCGAGGCGCTGATTAAACTGAAGCATTATTACGTCAATAAGCACAATGGCAGAGTAACCGTGCTTCGCGATATAAGAGGCCTGAGCTGATATGAAATGGAACCTTAAATTCTGGGGGAAGAAAAAAAAGGAAGAGCCCACTGAAGAAGTAGTATCTCGACCTGACTCCATGTATGGGGACCGGCATGAAGCTTACCAGGGGAACTGGGTACCAATTCGCTCCGGGACCTTCAACGGGGAGAAAACTCCCGGGGAACTGGGATCCGTTTACAACCTCCTTCCCAGTTACAGACTTCTACGCCTCAGGGCTTATGAAGCCAAGCTCACCAACGATGCCATTTCCATCATTACCAACAAGTTCTTCAAGTGGGTAGTGGGGTCCGGACTGAAAGCCCAGGCGGAACCTGATGAGGACTGCCTTAAAACCGAAAAGATAACCGGCATTCCGGAATCCTTTCGTGATGAGGTAGAAGCGCGTTTCCGGGTATTTGCAAAGAGCACCACCTGTGATTATCAGGGGATGGAGAACCTGCACACCCTGGCCGCCAATGCATTTGAAGCTGCTTTTTTTGGGGACTGCCTTGTGGTGCTGCGGGTGGAGGACAGTTTCCCAACCGTTCAGCTGATAGATGGGGAACATTTAAAAACCCCTTTCCTGGATGATCAAAATAATTGGGAAAAGGAAGCTAAGGATCGCGGCAACATCATCCGTAACGGGATCGAGTTGGATAAGAAGGGCCGGCATGTAGCCTATTATGTGAGCACTCAGGTACCGGAAGGCCTTGGGTTTAAGTTTGAAAGGATCGAGGCGCGTGGTACCCGCACTAAACGTAAAATGGCCTGGTTGCTTACTTTGAAGAAGCACCGTATGGATAATGACCGTGGTATACCAGTTATTACCCAGGTCCTGGAGAAGGTCACCAAGCTGGACCGATATACGGAGGCTACCGTGGGTACAGCAGAGGAACGCGCTAAACTGGTTTATGCTGTGGAGCATAGCAAGGATTCCACCGGTGAATCCCCCTTACTGGCGGCTACCAGGGCAGCATCCGGCCGCGGCCACAACGCTGCTACTGAAACTCAGGGGTATGAGTTGGGAGAAAAGGCCGCTATCACGATTGCAGCAACTACCGGCAAGCAAACCTTCAACATGCCGATCGGCGCAAAGCTCAGTGCCTTGTATTCACAGAATGAGATCCAGTACGATGCATTCTGGAAATCAATATTCCGATCCCTATGCGCGGCCGTGGATATACCCCCGGAAGTGGCCCTGCAGGAGTATAACAGCAACTACAGCGCCTCCCGTGCGGCAATCAATGCCTGGGAATACATCATCAAGATCTACCGGGAGAAATTCTCCGAGAAGTTCTACGCTCCGTTTTATCAGTTGTGGCTACACACGGAGATCCTGAAGGGAAATATTAACGCTCCCGGGTACCTGAAGTCCACCGGCAACTTTATGGTCCAGGAGGCTTACAGCAGTGCCCGGTTTGTTGGTCAGAATATGCCCCATATAGATCCCCTCAAAGAAGTTAAGGCTGTCGTGGAAATGCTCAATGCTGAACTGATCAGTAATGAACAGGCCACAGAGAAGCTGAATGCCGGTGACTGGTATGAGAACCACGGAAAACTCACCAAGGAGAAGAAGAAAAAAGGCCCTGGGGAAAAGAATGAGAATTCCAAAGTATTAAAAGTAGCAAACGATGGCTAGAGTTCGCGCAAAGGTAGAGAATAAAACGACCGTCTGGGTGGCCAACTCTCGCCCCCGGGTGGGATCCGCTACCATCCACAAGGGATTCTACTGGACCAATACCACCGGTATTAATTCTGAGCCAGGGGTAGGGGATGACTGGGTACGTACCGGCGCCATAGAGAGCCTGACAGGGCTGATCAGGATCGCGGGGTACTCCGGGTACCTGACCGATAACCGGGATAATGGAATCGACACACAAATGAAGGCCGGCAACTTCTTTTATGGTACCGGTCAGTTCTATCCTGGGGAATATGTCATTGGTTACAGCCTGATTGATGATCCGGTGGATGAGAACGACGTTGCCGCCGTGCACAGATATCTATTACCAGCATTACCATAATGGAAATAACAAATACCGATATCGTATTAGCAGCCCTTTTTATTGCGGGCTTTGCTTTCCTGCTGATCAACCAGGTTAAAGCCAGACGCTCTGCAGCTTTGGAAATTTCCGATATCAAAGCTGAGGTCAAGAAGGAAATCAAGGAGTTGAGGTTCACAACACCTCGCTATTACAAGAACTCGAAAGGAGAAGCTATACTGACTTCCCCTGCAGGTGAAGAAATCCACAATTACCAATTGAAACCCGACAAATGAAAAAACTTATTATCCTTATAGCCCTGTTATGGGCTTCTTTCGCTTCCTCCCAGGTTTATCATGGTTATGTGCGATTAGGAAAACTTTCCCAGGCACAGATCGACGCCATAGATGTATCCGATACCTCCGTGATCTATACCGCCTATAACACGGATAACGCCCGGGAGGAAATAAATCTTGGCGCGGGCTGGGTAGCCAGGTTATCGGGTGGAAGTGACAACCTGGGTAACCACACAGCTACACAGGATATAGATATGGGCGGGTTCCAGATATTGAATATTGGCGGATTTGCCGCTGAAGGGCCCATTACATCCGTTGGGACCGGGCTGTATGATATTGGGACCAATACCAACAAATTCAATGATATCTATGGAGGTACCTTTATTTCAGGCGACGGGGCTTTTACCTTCCAGGGAGCATTTGGCAGCCGCCAACTCACCACAGACGCTGCAGGCGATTTGTTTTGGAATGGAGTAGCGGTAGATGTGGGTGGTGTAGGTGGAGGGGGTTCATATACCGATGAGGAGGCCCAGGATGCGGTTGGTACAATATTAACGGATACCGGTGAAATTGACTTTACTTACTCTGATATTACGCCCAGCATCACTGCGGCCCTGGTTGCAGCCAGCATAGATGAATCAAAGTTGGATTTATCAGTGAATGCTTCCTTAGATTTAGCAGATACCGCTCTGCAGCCTGGTGGTGCACTTGGGACGCCATCGAGCGGAACTGCCACCAACCTAACTGGATATGTGTTCAGCAACCTGGTGTCTATTCCTGCTGGATTGTTAGATGGGGATGATGTAGGGATCACGCAGGTAGCCGATGACCCTACCCCTGTTTTAGCGGGCAATTTGGATGCCCAAGCGTTTGATATCCTTAACACGGAATTAGTAGAAATCGAAAATAGCATCACCACTAATACAATGGAGTTTAGGTTCTTTGGTGGGGCTGGAACTCAGGCCGGTCTTGTTCCTATCGGAGGAACTAACCCTGCTTTGCTTTATGACTGGAGTACAGCCAGCTGGAACTATCCAATACTCGATACAGCTGATTATTTTACAGTTAACAACGTAGAAACCGCACTGGCTGAATTAGGGGCTGACGTTGCGGGGTTTGCCGATACCCATTTAGGAAATTCCAACTTAACACAGTCGGGCCTTACCAGAACATACACATTATTCGACGGGGGCGAACTTCAGATTAAAGATAATTTAGGTGGGGATGTGGCCCGTTTTGCTCAAGGCGTATTTTCTGCTGACGTCATTAACCCCATCACCTCTGGGGCTATCCTAGATTTAGGGTCTTTTGGCATCAATGTATTAATGACTTCCGCGTCTGTATTGCCTGCGGCCGAGGCTGGGGCTTTTGTTTATGACGAAGAAGATGGATTATATAAAATATCAGATGGTGTAAACTGGTACGGGTATGACCCTTCAAATTTAGGGGGGGGGATAGTTGAACATCCTGACACAGGGCTTTCGGGTTTAAGAATAGGCGCCGGCACGGAAGCAGAAAAAGCACTTGCTACTTTAGGAGCTTCTGATATATGGATATCAACAAATGCCCCACCTGCCAAAACAGGAACAGGAACAGCTTTGGAAATGTTGGGATATTACCAATACAATTTTGGGGCGGCTAGTTCAGCGGCCACCTTTACAATGATAAATATAAGGCCCGGGGGATATGTGGAAAACTTAATCAACAAAGCGGGAGCGGCCCCGGTTGTTACAGGGGCAACCCAGATACCTGGTACAAAAGCTTTCGTAGCATCCACGAATATGATTTTGCATGTTAAGGATTTCGATGGGACCCCTAAATATTGGTTTACGGAATTCTTAATGTGGTGGGTATTGCTCATTGGCTTTAGCCGAAGAAACTTTTATAAAGAAGCAGCTTAATGAGAAAGGCACTATACATATTGCTGTTACTGCCCATGCTATCTTTTGGGCAACGAGGCGGGGAAATGCTTATTGTCAGTCAGCAGCAAGCTGGAGGCACTCCTATCCCTGATATGCAAAACGCGGCCGATCCAATCAACGAGGTCAATGGCATAGCCAACACGGATGACAATGGAGGGGTAATGATTATTACTTCTCAGGCCTCTGCACCTGCGCCTCAAAATGGAAGCTATTATCTGAGGTTTGAGCATAACAACGGAACAGACACATTAACTGATTCTTATTTCACTTTAGTTGGAGTTCCAAGTGGGGTTACGGTTACGGTGACTTTTTATGTATATGAAATAGTGGGTCTTTCATGGTCGTGCAGGTTGGATAGCGGGCATGGATGGACTGCAAGCGTATCGGATTCTATTACTGGAAGTGGTGGAGCGTGGGTGCTCGTAACCTTAATTGGCACAACAAATTCAGCAGATCCTGAAGTAAATATACGAGGAACATCAACGTCCGACGCGGGGATGCGGTTGGGGGTCGACAACGTAACTGTAGCATTCTCGTTGTGGTGGATTTTATTAATATTTAAAATTCAGGCAAAGGATGAATATTAATACAGTCCTGTTTTTAGCCTTCATATTTCCTTTTTTGTCAATCGCTCAGGTAACGGTTGCAGGGAACACCGCAGGTGTATATGTTGCAGGAACAGATATTAACCCTTTCGCTGGTATAAGGATAGGGCCACCACCATCCGGATTGCCAGGCGGCGGATCTCTTGCGCCTCCCTCTAACTTTTATGATTCTGATATAGAGCCAACCTCAGTGGTTTTAGAGTGGGATAATGTGACGGGCAATGATGGTTATGAAATATACATGAATGGCACATATCTGGCTACGGTAGCCACAGATATAAATTCCTATACAGCTTCCGGTCTTACCACAGATACCAATTATCTGTTTAAGATAGCTACTATTGATAATGGAGCAATCGGGTCATTCACCTTTGAAAACAACGTCAGGTTAGGGCTTTACCCGCCGGAAGTCCCCCTAGTGGCTACCGGGTATTCCGTGCCTTCTGAGCCTTCTAATACTACACCTTATACCAACGCATTCGGCCTTACAGAGCAAAAAGTTTCTCAAAGATCTGTATTAGGAGATGTTGATGAAGTTGAGGGTGACTATGCAAAGCTTCAAAGATGGAACATTAATGAAGAGTACATGCGTACTCAAGGATTTCCTGGAGAATACTTTGATGGTGATGATTACCAGGCGAGAGCCAATGAGAACGGAAAACGATTCATGTCGTTTGATCCAAATTTTCCTGACGATAGTTATGCGGGGGATAACAACACGTTTACCATCGTCCGAAATGGAAGCACGTTATTCACGCGCACCTTCAACATAGCAAATGGAGCAACCCGTAATTATGATTCAGGAAAAAACCTTTTGCAGACGGCTGAAGCTGGTATGTCTTATTACCCAGACGAAAACGGGGATTATTTTGCAGCACTGGAGGCGACAGTAGGCACGCAATATTATTGCATTGTCTATAACATCACTCAGAATGAAATTGTCAGTGAACGTGCGGCCCCTGACCCTGAGAATGGTTGGTATGCAATTTCCCCTAAAGGAAACTATGTCGTAATTCAGGTAAGCGCCGGGTTTTCTAACTCGGGCCTAACAATAAGAAATAATAATGCCGGACAGACAGACGTGAATGGAGCAGGAAATGAATACCCTTTCCCCGGACATGGTGATTTGGGAATCTCTATGCAAGGAAACGAGGTGTTTGTAGGTAGGTATTCAAACAGGATCCGAATGGTTCGCCTGGATAACGGGGTTGAAAATGATTTTTTTGGAGGCACAACGAGAATTTCACATGTAAGCTGCAAAAACACCCTGCAACCGGGATGGGCTTTTGTGGATGATTGGAAACCTAATGATTATGCCACATATTCAGGAACTGAGCAGGCAGCCTATCGGAAATTCTTTGCCATTAAATTGGATGAGAATACCACAGGAATTGCCAATGTTCTTACCAGAACATATGCACTACATTTTGCAAATGATGTTGCAGATGCAGATGGTCATAATGAGTGGTATGGAGTTCCAGATCATAGTGGTGAGAGGCTGTCATTTAATAACTGGCATCCGGCACCCGCTACAGCTACTTTTAAAGAATTGTATGTTGCTCAATTATTACCCTAATGGAAAAGGCCGTCACATTACTGGTTCTCTATGCCCTCGCCATGTACCTGGTTAATTGGATGTACTATGAATGGAAGCGAATTTATAAGTGAAACAGCAACCGTGATCCTGCGGGCGGGCCTTGTTATTGGACTGGCTGTGGTGTTGTGGTGTAACCGAAAATCAATAATTCAAGCGATATGGAAATTCTGAAAGGTATAGGTTGGAGTATCCTAGTAATCACCATCCTAAAGTTTATTCACTATAGGTATTTTCGGGATACCACCACAGGCCCTTTAAAGTTTGACCTGTGGTACTGGGTACAGGATAACTGGATGGACTATGTGATCCAGGTAGGCGTTGCGTTTATGGTGGTGAGTTATTCGCATGAAATTATAGACCTTCTTAATCAATTTTTTGAGAAAACAGGTATTGGTTGGGTGATACCGCATTTTGAAGATGTAAGCTTCTATTGGCTTTTAGCTCCGGTGATCACAGCCCTCCTGCTATATAAATTTGGAAGAAAGAAAATTGCAATACCCACTCAACAGAAGGTAGCCCCGAATACAAAGAACTAAGTCATGAGTGAACTTGAAAAACTTGAATCCCACAAGTACGTCCTGGTGCCTCGTTGGAAGCACCTGGTTATGTGGTGGACAATCATATTAACCATTTTGTCGGCAATGGTATATGTTATTAAGAAAGACGAACTCACCTTTGATAGCCATCAGCAAAAGCAACGGTTCCTGTCCCGGTTTGAAGCAGCTCCCGTCCTCACAGAAAGCCAAAGAGATAGGATCCTGGATCACATGGTGGATGAGAATGTCCATATGTCCAACGAAGAAAAGCGCCGCTTGATCATTATGGAACAGGTCCAGATAAAAGTGCAGGAAAATCAGGTGAAGATTGGCCAGGATCTTCAGGAAATAAAAGGACTGCTAAGGCAGCGTTAAACCATGGGCTATACCTTCGGAAAAAAAAGCAAAGAGAAGCTGGCTACCTGTCATCCGGATCTGCAAAAAATCCTGCAGCTGGCCATTACCAGGTCAAAGGTTGATTTTGGAGTATCTGAAGGTCGCAGGGATCTGGACCGGCAATGGAAGCTCTATCAGAAAGGGAAAAGCAAAATTGATGGAGTGAGTTCCAAAGGCAAGCATAATTATGATCCCTCACTGGCCGCGGATCTGTATGTCTACCATGCTGATAAAGAAACCCGAGTCCGGATCATCTACGAGGAAAAGCACCTGAGCTATATTGCAGGGGTTATCGATGCCTGTGCCGCGGAGCTCTATGAAAAAGGTGAAGTGCAGCACCTGATCCGCTGGGGTGGTAATTGGGACAGTGATGGAGTGATTGGTCTGGATCAAACCTTTTGGGATATGCCACATCATGAACTTATAAAACCATGAAGCGCCTACCTCTCATACTATTCATCCTGGTACTCCTCCTAGCAGTCAGCTGTGGCAGCAAAAAAAAACTTTCCTCCAGAGAATCAGAAACCATCGTCTATTCAAATCAAAACGATATAGTGCTTACCAGGACTGAGATAGTGAATGCCAGGATACTGACAGATAGCATTGGTAAACGCACCACTTACTCATCGGTGGATCCTGATAAACCTTCCCGGGTTGGAAATACCACATTTGAGAACGCTACTATCATCCAGGAGGATACGGAATTGACCAAGGAAGAAACCCGCAGCGACACCACTACAACAAATCTACAGGACAAATCAAAGGAAAATGCTAGCCAGGTTAAACGAGCACGGGAAACTGATGTAACGGACACCAGATGGCCTTGGTGGGCCTGGTTTGCGCTTGCCGGGGCAGGTGTGTTGATCTTTGCAGTGTGGATTAATAAAAGAAATTAATCTTCTTCCATTATTTTGTTGTATCCGTCTCGGACGAATTTGGAAACTATCCAACCTATAATTGCTATACAAATCAGAAGTATAACACTGAACACATTTTTTATTCTTTCCATCGCTTTAGTTTTTAAAAGATACAAGGTATCCGCGCGTTAATAGAATACCTTACGGATTCCCGTAGTTGGAAGAACCAAGGTACAAATTACAAACAAAAAAGGCTTAAATATCAGTCTAAGGTGTAATATATTAGACTAAGAGAAGTTTTTCCCA